GTAAGATCATTAGCAAATCTTGGATCAATTGTAACATCAGGTGTTCCATTCAATCCTACAATTTGTTCTGATCCAATAAGAAGATCTATAGAATCATTATTATTTCTTGCTACTAAGTTTCCATTTTGAATATCATACTTAAGAGATGATTGACCTAAATCAGCAACATCAAAATTGTTAAATGTATCAACAACAAAACCATTTTTAAATCTGTCTAAACCAGTATCAGGATCACTTATAACTAAATTTTCTGTTGCAGTTTCCAATAAACTTAGAGAAGTTACTTCCTCCAAAGTTTCAATACGATCCTCTAACTTACCTATATCCTTCATTGTATATCTTTTGTTTCCACGAGATGTTATAGTAACATCTTGTGTAGCGTCATATACGTATGGTTTATAGTCTATCCTTGCCAGTTCAAAAGAATCAGTAAGTGGTTCTGGTTCTGTAGGATTTACAGCAGGAACACCTTTTTTAACAGTAAACGAGTAATCATTATTTTTGTAAGAGAGGTATAATCTATCAATTCTTGGTAGGTAAAAATCATAATCGAAAATTATATTCTCATCTGACACAAGAACATTTGATGCTGATCCAGTTGTTGTAAAATCTCTTGAGTCAAACTCAAAAGGAGATCTACTTCCTGAATAATCAGCAACTCTTGGTCTCAAGTCAATAACATCAGTGTTTCTTGCACCACCAAACGTGGGAACAGTATCATATCTATCTGCACTATAACTGTTTGCACATACAACATCACCAGAATCTAAAGCATTAATGGTATAATGATCGTAAAATATCTTAAGTTGACCCTGTGGTTTTGGAGAATTTTGTTTTCTTACTATTCGACCAAAATCATAATACTCAGATCTTTGCCCTGAATCTATAATAAAATTATTTCTAATGTTTGGATCGCCAGGTGATACTTGAGATAGATTTGCTGTTACACCACTCTCTTGGAATACAACATCCTCAGATTCCTTGAATGAAGAGTTATTTTTGAAGCAAACCTCTACTTTATTAGTACCACTTCTAGATAAGACCATGGCAGATGCACCAGAACTTTTTCCTACACCTACCTCTCCTAATATAATATCAGAATTATTTCCATTAGGACCTGTAAATGAATTCAATACTAATGATGGAATAGTTGGCACACCACTCCCTGAAGATTCAAATACGGCATGAACATCAACAACATCAGCAACGTCAAGTGATATCTCTCTATCTTGTACACGTTTACCATATACATCACTAAATGTAAGACCATCAACGATTGATGTGCTAACACCTGAGAAAGATCTTTCAGATCCTGTCACTGTAACAGACTTACTTCTTACAAGATTTTTTTGTTTTGCTTTTACCTTTGATTTTTGTGTTGTAGTGTGAACGACAACATTGCTTTGAGTGGCAGTCAAACCTGATATTGTTGCACCTTTACCACCATTGGTCAAGACAAACTGATCCGATGTTAGGGGTTCAATAGTGCCGTCAGAATAAAATATACTATACCTTTCCTCATCAAAAGGTGCATATACTTTATCAGTTCCTATTAATGAAGGTAAATCTAATTGTCCAGAACCATCTGTACTCTCACCAGTTATCTCCTCTCTAAATTGTAAGGAAGAATCTGTAAGGTCAATGGATTCAATATTGGTGTTTGGTAGTTCTGAATATAAAAATCCACTTTGAGACGCTCCTAAATTAGATGCAACTATTTGCAATCCACTTACAGTGACGTTTGAAGAAGGTAAATCCTTACTACAAATACCACTTACATCATTAGGTGCTGCAACCACAGTTACTGTTCTATTTGTTAGATTAACAGCACTCACTTGATTGAATGTATTGTCTGTCACACCTGCTAACTTATATGATATAATATCACCTACCTTAAAGTTTTTTACCCAACCCACTGATCCACTAGTTATTACACCACCAGTTGTTATGGTAAAAGATCTTCCACCAAAATCTTGTTTTGGTTCTAATACTACATCTGCAGCAAAGGTTCTTGATCCACCAGTTGATCTTACTGATTTTACATCTGCTAAATCTTTTTCGCTTATAGATCTAACAACCTTTCCATCTTGTATGCCATTAATAATAATAGGTTCATCGATAATGAATTGACCCGATGTTTGTGTAACCACAAGATCTGCTGAGTTTGATACGGCAGATTTTAGATAACCTCTCGCACCTGATCTTGAACCCTCTATGAGAGCAGGCACAGAGAGAGTGGTGGTTGTGCTTATTGTGACTGTGGTGTCAGTTTGTATATCCCAAAGGAATAAATCAAACTGAGTTTCATTACCAGTATAATTTGCGTTAGTTGTTTTATAATCATAAACCCTTGCTCTTCCGATACTATTTCCAGCAGCAGTTGATTTTGTAGCACCTAATCTTGTATCACGTAAATCAATAAAATCAGAATTAGTAGCATTTAATTTAATTTGAGCACCATTTAAGGTGTTATTCACTGAGAGTTTATTTCCAGCTTGAAATGGTATGGCATTGCTTGTTATTTTTTTTGTAGTTCTAGGTTTTTCTATATCTAAAATTCTAAAACCACATACCTTTACCTCGAAACCTTTTACATATGCTTTACCTGGTCCTATTTTTATATTGAGTAAATCTTTGGATGGTACATTACCTCTTCTAGTTTTTTGCTCAGGAAAATATGTTCCAAAAACAGAATGCCTATCATTGAGACACTCTTTTGCTTGTAAACTAAATCTATCTACAAAATAATTTCCACTCTCGTCATGTGTTCTTCTTGCAAGTTCCTTTGCAAGTTCATTATACTGTGTATTGTTGACAATTTTTTCGCCTGCTCCTTTGTCAGTCCTAAACAACTCAATAAAATTTTCATCACTTAGATTATCTAATGGTTTTTTAGTGAGTTCTAAACTTATCTTAAGTCTGTCTGCACCTGGTGCAGTAAAGTTTGAAAATCCTGCAGCATTATCGTATAAACTTTCATCATCTACAGCAGTCACTATTTCTTCTTTTACAAGAAAACCAACTCTACATGTTGGATTTGGATTGTATTGATCTAATAAAATAGTTTTTGTTGGAACCTCCACAAAAGCACCACGAGCAAAAAATATACCCTTTGTTACTGTAAAAGCAGAACCTTGTGCTGTAGCATTTGATTGTAAACAAGTAGCAAAATCTGAACCTCCACCTATGGTTGTTGTTCCATAAGTAACAGGAACTGTTGTAAATAAATTCTCTCCACTTGAGAATAATTCTTGAGATTTATTTTTACCAGAAGATAAGTATTTTATATAAAGAGTAGTGTGTCCTGTTTCCGATTGAGATGCAGATAGAACCTTGACTACCTTTGCGGTGACTCCAGAAATCTTACCCTTTATTTTTACACCTATAAATCTATCAAAATAAAGTTCAACAGGAACACCTGAAAATGTGGACTCAATTTTTACAGCAGAATATTCTTGATCATAGTGAAGAGAACCTGGTACAACAACAGACCCCTCTTTGAAAACATGCTTACCAAATTTTTCAATCTGTCCCTGTAAGATAGATTGTAACGTCGTTAATTCTCTTGCTTGAACAGGAGTGCCAGGTTTGAATAAAACTCGATTGAAGTTTTTCGACGACTCAAAATCATCAAAATATGGACTAGCATTTAAATTGGTGTTCTGTGGCATTGTATCAGAATTCTAAGATGATTTTGATATCTTCTCTTTGGTTTGAAGCTCTCGTCACTTCTGGTCTGTTATCAATGTATATGATATCACCAGAATGTTTTTTTATCTCTGGTTCTGCTATTCCGTTTGTAAACGATTGACCGAAGTAAAAAGTTTTAGCATTAATTGTTGTTGAGACTCCAACAAAACCAGTGTCAATACCAACTGTTTCTGTTCCTGAGGTAGTTGTTACAACAACATTGGTGCTACCGCCAGTGCCAGGTGTATTGCTGAATTTATTTAGCTTGTATCCAAAGGTAGGTGGTGTTCCATTAGAATCATTTGTTGCAAGAGACCTATCTTGCCAATATCTCAATACTTGAGTAGAGTTATCATATGATATAATTTTACCTACAGCAGTAGATCCAACTCCTACGGTTTGAGAAATTAAACCATCTATGGATGCTGACAAACTATCTGCAGTGGCACCAGTAACACGTAATGCTTTTGTGTTTGTAACACTCGCTGCTGTTAACAAATTAGTGCTGCCATTTTCTATGGGGTTTTTAAGAATTCCTATTCTAGCAAATTGATTTCCAGAGGGAAAATCAGGATTAGTTACATCAGTATTTTCAATTCTTGAATAAACTAATACCTTATTTGATCCTAATTCTGTGTATACGTCAGCACCATGACCGCCTGGTGGTGGAATAACAACAGAGAATGATGCACCAGCACCTGTGACAACTGAATCTAAATCTAAAGTTGCAAAAGAATAATCAGAACCACCATTTGTCACTTGAACAGAAGATGGTTTACCATTTAAGAATGTTACTGAGGCTAATCCACCATCACCATCACCTCTTATAGGAACATTGTTTTTTGTGCCGTTAAATTGATAGGCAGCACTTGTCGTGTCCTCAATAGTTATTACCTCAATTTTTCCATTTATAGCAGCATTTCTTACATCAGCACAGTCAGGATTATTTGCATAATCTGCTGGTGTAGGCATAAAGTTAGCACTATCAAATTTTAGGATTTCACTTGGTTTTATGGTATAAAGATACTTCCATATATAACCGTCACTTTCTAATCTGGGTTGTAAGTCAGTGTGTAGTGGTTCAACAAGTGATACTATACCTTGCCCACTATTTGATGGAGCAGATCCATTGTATATGCAAACATAAACCCTAAAGTCCTTATTCATAACATAATAGTTTGCACTGTAAAGACTTGTAGAACTTGTTTGTGGACTTAAGTTATTGATGCTATAATCATGACGATACATCTCAAATATTGTTCCACTTGTCCAACTTACTTTATTGACAACTCTAAGAACATCATTTGATGTAATTTTTTTTGCAGATATCATCGTATCGTAGACATTATCATGCTCATCAAAATTGTCTATAGGTGATGGAGTATTTGTATTCCAATCAGACGCAACTTCAGTTGCATTTGGTAATCCAATAAAAATATAGTAACTATTGTTTGTCGTCGAAATTCCGCTAACGAAATTAGACGCATTCAATACCCTGATCTGATTCGTGATGACGGCTGGCATTATTTAAAACTTTTTGTTTATTTATGTGTAGTCTAACGACAATCTTTCAGACCTTATGACCTGAGGTGCAGTCGCTATACCTGTAAGACCATTAAGAGTGTTACAAGTGAAAGCAGCACCAACAGCAGCACTGGTTATTTTACAAAAACTGTAATTACCATAAAATTGTCCTGATCCTGAACTAAGACCTGTAAAATTAAGTCCATGATTAGACTCAATGTTACAAGTAACTCTCATTGTTTGACCCGATCCAACAGCAACTGGTGTAGATGCTACTTGATATACACCATCTAAGAATTCTGTTGCAACACCCACAATAGAAGAGGCAGTAGAATCTTTTGCAGTTACCCCAGAACCAACACTTGAATCAGTTACAATAAAATAATCACCACTTGCAATTGCTGTTGATGTTTTACCACCATATTGATTATCTCTATAGGGAGAGTTTAGAGGAAGTGTAAACTCAAAGGTTATTTTATTACTTTGAGTTCCTACACCAGTGATAATACCATCATCTCCTACAAAACTAACACCACTTATGTCTTGTAAGGGGAAATGGAATCCTGTTGATCCATATCCACTATTATTCTTATCAGTGTCAATAATTCTACAACTACTATTGGATGTATCAGGTTCTTCAGAATATAAGAAACTTGCTACCCCTGTATCGATGTAAAGAACAGTATCTGTGGTGGCGATATCTTTGATTATGCGTCCAGCAGGGAATATAAAAGAAAGTAAGTCTTCTCTTGCTTTACTTACTTTTACACCATCAACAAAAGAGTCATCCCTTTGTTTACTCCATGACAATGGTCTTAGCGGGACTCTAGCAGAACTTATGCCAGGACCTTTGTAAAGTGTTGATTGAATTGTGTCTCTTGTAATAAGATCTCTTACAACTCTTATATCTTGATTTTCAATATTTACTTTATCACCAGTCTTAAGTGATGGTGTAGCAGTTAGAGTTCCTACATCAGAATCTGTCCCTTTATAAAATAAAATTTGAAGAGAGGATCCTGCCTTAGGTGCCTCTAAAAACTCTAATTGTGTACCACCATTATATACGTATGACTTGCCAGGTTCTTGTAACACATCATCAATGAATATAAGAAGACTATTTTGAATGATAACTGGACTACCAATATCTTTTTCAAAACTGATTGCAGCAGAATTTTCTCTTAAAGTGAAAACAGTTTTACTGCCATTAAATTCGTTTGAGAAATCATCAAGTATTTGTAATTTACCAAACACCCATCCAGCAAACTCATCATCCATTGTAAACTTGACTGTAAATGTAGATTCTTTGAATGCTGCTCCTGCAAATTTATACTCATATCTTTCATTTGCAGGAGGCAATCCCACATTTATCGATACAGTTGTTCCAGCAACACCTACAATTGTTGTACTTATTCCTGACACAGGGTCAGTTGATCTTGGATACTTGTGTAACGTGCTGTAATTATCTTTAGCACAAGTAAAACCTATGGCGTTGTCCTTCAGACTGACACCCATACCAACTGTAAGTGTGTGAATACCTATGGCAACAGTGAGTATGCCTACATTTGAGTTATAATCTGCATGTTCAATTTTATATTCATCACCACTAGTAACATCTATAAAACCTTTTTCGTGTAAAGTCGGGTCTGTATTAATGCCACTGCTAATCGTAAGCACCTCACCCTCACTATATCCGTAACCAACATTTGTTAGTTCCCATCCCTTCATTTGAGTGAGCGTGTTTGCATCGATTGACAATGACGCTCCTATTCCTGTCAAAGAACTGATAAGTGCAACATCATCATATCCAATAGGTGAGTCGAAAACAACATCTGTTGGTTTATTAATAACACCACCACTGCTGTATGTTGTAGCAACAGTATGAACACCAACATTTACAGAAAATTTCCTTACACTTGGAACAATCTCAACAACCCTTGCTCCTTGATAACCAATCTCATCTGGAAATGGGAATGAGTATGTTGATGAACCATCAGTCATATTAATACCACTCAATACAACTCTGTCACCAATTGCTAAATTATGATTAGCAGATGTTGTAACTGTCATGATACCTGAATTGATATCATGAATTGCATTTGATACTGTTTTATGATAATATCCAGAACCAGAATCAATTATATCAATAGATTTTATATGCCCAACATCAGTTGTAAATGTTCCAGCAGCACTTGTGGTGGCACCTCCTCCTAAAACCTTAAATCTATAGGTTGTTTCATTGTTGTTTCTATATCCACTACCAGTAAAACCAAGACCAATGTTAGATACAGTCCCTGCTGCAGAGACTATCGCAGAACCAACACCAACAATTCTAGGTTGGTATCCATAACCTTTCTCCCACTCATCAATACGAGTAATAATTCCCTTTCTCGGTAAATTGTTTGAGTTTACATCAGATGAACTATATGATTCTGTTTGAGTGGTTGACTCGTTACCAGTAAATGTTATAGTTGTAATACCTGTTGCAGGAGTGCCATCTAATCTGTAATCAATTGTTGGTCTTTGGAAAATGTTGTTTACTAATATGACACCAAAATCAGTAGATATTCCAGTAGTGTTTACTCCTAAACTTTTTGCAGTAAATGTTTTTGCTATACCAGTAAATGAGTCTGAGATGTCGTCCAAAACAACATTATCATTATAATCTGATCTTGTGAACACTCTCCCTTGAAAAGAACTACCCTCAACAGTTCCTGATACCAATAATTTGTGTGTGCCAATACCAGATGTTGTAAGATTTATTTTATTACCTAGTAAAGCATCACCTCTATCGTTTGCGAATGAAAAGTTATTTGCAGAATTTTTTATTATAAAGTATTCTCTATTTTCTTCTAATGGTGTAGGTGGATCTAAAGTTCTTAATTTTACTTTTGTTCCAGACTCAAACAAATCAGTAAGAATAGTAAATGAATCAGTATCGACACTTATAGTTTCTGAAGAGACACCCACCTCATCTCTTCTACCACCAAAAGGAACATCTGCAAAATGAATTTTATCTTGTATGATATTGTAGTCACCACGTATCAATTTAATGCTGTCTCCTATATTGTGAGCAAACTGTGATGTTCCAAACCATTCACGATCCACTAATACATTAGTTGCACTATTTCCGAATCCAATTATTTGAATTCTCATTATTTCATCATTTATCCTTATTAAATCAAACTTCTTGAATCCACCAACATTTTTAAAAACAATTTCTCTACCAATCACATTGTTCATACACTCTGTTTGGAATCCATCTGTTTCATACAGTGGTGCTTGTATAACATTATCAAGAGACACAATACATTTTGATAATTGCTTTTCTGCTATAAATCTATGAGTTGTGCCTATGCCAACTGTTGTCAACCCTATTGGTAAATTAGAGGCAGCGTTAGCAGCACTTGCTGCAACCTTAAATTTATTTTCTCCAACCTCAATTGCAAACACTTTCAGTGGTAAGGTCGTTGCTGCACCCACACCATTTAAACTATGTTGTATACCAACCGCAGATCCATTGGTAGCATCATATATTAGTGGTTCACCTGTTCTAAAAAAATGATTATTAATTATGAAGGTATTATCATCTGTATCTACAATGGCACTAGAACTAGCATCAAATGTCTTAACAAAAAGTGGTTCACCCCTATGAGTCAAATTAAATGACTTTCTAAAGGTTTCTGTCGCCTTGTTAAATTGTTTATTTACAGATGCTAACTGAAACATTATTGTTTTTTAGGTATTTAGAATCCAACTGTTAGATCACTTGATAGAGCATCGGGTTTGTCGATTCTCAATTCAGCAACTCTTACATTATATGCTTTGTTAGGTGCAGGGGTAAATTTCAATTGAGTATCATTACCAGAAGAGACAACTTCTGTATTACGAATATCTCTTATATCATTTGATGCTGTAGATACGTTGTTGAATTTTACAAAATTAGTATTACCCTCATATGTATTCGCAACTACATTATAATATGAGTAAGCATTATCAGTGATATTTTCAACCTCGATTGTATACCTAATAGAGGTATAATTATTTGATGATTGATTAGAAATTATTGTTGCAGAAGGAGATGCTGCAGCAGATATCTCAGTCCTGCGAGAGTTTAATTCAGTATCACCAATTCTATATCTGGTTGTTGTAAATCCACTTGCAGCAACAGTGGTGGCAACACCAACTACAGTTGATAATGTAGAAACGGTAACATCTTGATTTGCTGCAGGAGTAAACTCTAGTCTTATTACACCACTTGCCTGATTTAGAACAAAAGATCCCATATCAGTTCCAGCATCCATTTTACCGAAATTGGTGAAATTCATACTGTTTGAACCTGAAAGCACAAAAGCAAACTCATCTATCTCCTTTTCTGTTTCTGTGCCAGCAGAAACTATAACACTACCAGATCTGAATTTACTTCCCTCCATCTCTGCTATAACTTGAACAACAGGTGAACCAGATGCAGCAATCGCTGATGTCATTCCAACCTTTTGCACCATTCCAAAAGCAGTTGTTCCTACCCCTACAGCAGAACCAAGAACTTCTTTGTGGAATGTTATGTCATATTCAAACGTAGTGTTGAATGGAGAAAATGATACACTACAAATACTTCCAGATGCGGTAGCAGTAAACTCACCTAGATCAAATGCATCAGATAACTCAGAATATGTGTTTAAGAATGCTATGTTTCCGTCATGACTCACCACAAACTCTGTGTATTGTGTTGCATTGAAAGTAACTTCTAAAGATGTGTCAAGAACAACCTGTGCATAATATTTCACTGCTGACACTTCAGTCATGTCAAATACATCTAATTCAAGAGACCTGAATATGTCAGGATCAGAATAAAATTGTTCTGAAATGTCATCTAAATCTAATACTCTATTGCCTTTACATTGTATTGCTTGTCCAAATCTCTTGGAATTGAAATTAATTTCACTACTGCTTTTTGCCTTTATGTCAGTATTTTCCGAGACAAGATCAAACTGATCTCTTTTTTCCATATCAATAACAGAATCCAACAGGATTACACCACCTGCTTGTGAACTAATACCAACTACACTTGCACCAACTCCAGCAACAGAAGGAATAAGTAAATCCGAATGCTTCTTAAATCCAGCAATATGAGATAGTGAATCAACTGGTTCACTCCAACTTGAGACTCCAACTTTACTTTTTAAGGAGTATGAAAAATTTTGATAGTAATCATTATCTTGCACTCTTTGATAAAAATCACTTAGTTTTCCTGTATCATTCTCCCAACCAAAACTCTTGTTGACTGAACTGTCTAATTTAAAATGTCCAGTATGAGGTGTCAAAGATTCTATTGTTCCACTAGCACGTGATAACTCACCAGTGAGTTTATCACCAGTGTTGAGTCCTACAATATTATCAACTCGCAAAACATTTCTAGTTTTTCCATCTCCAGAAATAATCCTTGCTTTTGCACCTGAGGAAGTAAAAACCTTTTCATTATTATTGAAAATACCTTCTGATAAGTTTAATGTAAATTTAGCAATATTTTTTTCATTAGATACTGTTCCAAATTTTTCTAAATCATGAAAACCAGGATCTTTGTCTATTGAATATGTAATTGTTGCTTGATCTACCAAACCAAACGCAGTGGTCACACCAGTGAGGGTAAAAAATTCAAAATTATGATCTTCAGAATTATAACCTTGTCCTGAACTTACTCCTACATTTTCGACAAAAACTCTATCGCCTATCTCGAAAGGCATGGGTAATGATGTTGTAAAACCACCAATAGGAGTTTGTAATCTAAGTGTTACACTAGGATCTGAGTAAGTTGCAGAGATGATTCCTACCCCATTAGTATTGTCAACAGCAATTAATTCATTATCGGAACTACTTAAGTTATTACCACCATTGACTATGGTAACTTGACCAACACCACCACCATTTAATTCTGCAAAAAATTGAGACTCTTCAGATATGGTATTTGTTTTTCTATTGTAAACAACAAAGTTAGGAGGAGTTAAGTATTTTGATCCAACAGATGTTATACCAACACTAGTTACACTAAAATTATCTTTCAATGATATAATTTGAGAAACCTCTGCTTCAGGTCTCAGTGTATTATCAGAAGGATAGTCAAATCCAAAATCAACTATTTGGACATTATTAATTTCACCAATTTTTTCTCCAACCGCTTTTACAGAGGCAGATTTACCAGTGGTTGATGCAACAGAGACTTCTGGTATGTCTTTATAACCTGTGCCACCAGATGATAGTAAAATTTTTCCTACTCCACCTCGTTGAGTTTTTGAATCTATGGTGTATTTTAGTTCAGATGAAGATGAATATCCTACTTTTTCTGGTACGCTTGCGATATTATAATTGAATGTATTACTACCAGTAGTTGTAATAGAATGTTTACCAGCAAATTTACTTGTGTTTACAACAATTTTAGAGTAATCAACAACGTCCTCATCTACCTCTATTACTTTTGAGTTTATGCCAGTTCCAACAGGGACAAACTTATAATATAAAATATCTGGAACTTGAGGTGTAAATGTGATAGATGTCAATCCTGCTAAGTTGCCAGGTATTGAATTTTCTCTTATTTCAATAGCAGAAACACCTGATCCTACAAATGGTTTTTTATATTCTTGATCCAAAAAGAACTTTAATTTTGTATCTAACATGGATCCATCATCAGTATTGATAATTAAGGTGTCACCAACAGTCACTGATAAAGGTGGGTTATTTGTAGATCCTATACTTACAAACCTTGTTCCAGAATCATATGTTGCAGTAACGACACTAGTTCCAGAAGAGACAATAGACAAATCAATTTTGTCGTTTGGTCTCATGCTATGTACCCCTACAGTCGTTGCTTGCACAGTAACAACTCTAAATGTCCCTTTTATATTACTTCTTGTGGTTGTAAAGTTGTGTGTGTTTCCTATACCTGTTGTGGTATCAAACATAACTCTGTCTAAATCAGATCCAATACCAGATCTTGTGGTGACTATTCCAATGAGATTATTGTCTATTTTTTGAACAAAGACTTCTGGTGGTAAAGGACTCTTGAAATTAGTATTGACACGTTTCATCGCATCAGTTTGATATGTTATAGATGTTCCTGCACCAGCACTATAAAGTAATTTCTCACCATGTGAAAAATTATTATTTTCTATAAAAATACTTCTTGTTGGAATAAATCTATCTACATTATCGATTGATATAGTTACACCCACACCTACACCAAATGTCAATCCAACACCTACAACACTAGTAGCATCAAAAAATTTAGTAAAATCTTCTTTTACAATATCCTTAAAATTATTTGGGAGGGAAAATGTAAATTTCCTCTCTTGTCTTTCTATGATTGATCCAAAAGTATGTGCAGCAGATACAGTGCCATTTTGTGCTCTCAATAATTTGTATCTATTGGTGAGGGAGTTAAATCCAAAAACCTTAAGTTGTTCATCATCAATTTTTATGATATCATTGATAGCAAATTTTTTACTCGAAAAACTATCACTGAATGAGACATTTGTTGTCAAACCTACAGACAACATTTGATCTGTAAGCACAGAACGAATAGATTCTACTTTTATATTTGGTGTTGACAACAATGCTGTTGGTGTGCCTATGACCTCACCAAAAGTATTGTTTGATAATCCGTGAGGTAATGTTGTGACACCAGTAACAAAATTACTGGACGTGAAGAAAGTAACATTTTCAAAATCAGTTATTGTTGATGTAATGGTAGATATTGTAGGACCTGTAACCTCAAGTACTCTTCCAATCGCACCAAAACCTTTTGTATTCTTATTATCAAAAGATAGACTATCTCCTACATTGTATTCTCTACCAGATTCAATTATTGATATATTATCTAAAAAACTTGATTTTATGGAAAGAATTTTTGAATTTGTAAATGTATTCTTATTTGAATTTGTAACAAATTCGTATTCATTGATATTATGTGGGTCGGTGTTTCTTACAAAATTAGTTTTATTGAAATCTATATCTTGTATAGAATTTAAAGATAAATTAAATTCAATAGGGGATGAATGGTAAGAATCACCAATAATATAAGGGAAGATTGGTCTTCTTATACCATCAAAAGGGTCTAATGGATTTTGAGTAGCAATTTTATCTACAGTTGCATAATAAGCATAGATTCCATTTGGAAAATCTGGAGTAACAGCAAATCTACCATTATGCTCATCTAAATCACCATAACCCTCAATAAAGGTAAAATCTTCACAGAAAAATCCTGCAGGATAAATGTTAAGTGGAGGTCCATTAGGTCTTTCTGTACCAGAAAGTTTAGAATAACTAGAGTCTAATATTTTTAACGTTCCATTAACAATACCAACAGGACCGTAGATAGGATGTCCGTCATATGCCCATCCTATAATTGGAGAGTGTGTTGTCCCGTCATCTCCTAGATATGATCTTAAGTTTCTTGGTGCATAAAAATTGACATAGGGGTTGCCTAGTGACGCAATTTTTTTAGTTTCAAAAAATCCATCATCATTTTTTACATCACCATATTTTGCTAATTTTTCAACTTGATTGACAGTCCACTCTTTTATATTACCTGAAAAAATTGCGTTAGATCCTGGCGTTCTTGCTCTGACACTTGTTTTTTCTTGAGTATAACTAATACCTTTATCGATCATATCGACTCTTACTATCGATCCATTTTCTATAACCGCTTTTGCTTTTGCACCGACACCATCACCAGTTATTATGATATCAGGAGTGCTAAAGAATTGCTCTCCACCACCTAATATAATAATTTGATCTATCCTGCCATTAATAACAAAAGCTTGTAAAAATGATTTTTCACCTTCTACAATTTTTATATCTGGTTTATTATTGTCATTAATAACTGTAGACCCAAAGTCGGTGCCCGCATTTTCTATATGCAAACCAATTATTTTTCCTCTAGCAATAGGAGTTGCTTGAGAATTTGTTGTTACAATACCTTGTCTTCCAGATAACACAACCTCTATTGGTGGGTCTTGAAATGTGTGAGTTCCAGATCCAACACTTTGCAATAATACTATATCAGAAAGATCTTTTTTAGATGACAACCTAAACGTTTTTGTATCAATAACATTTGCAAAATAATCAGTGCCACTTTCCAATCCATCAATCGCATTATCTGCATTATATCTAACAACGTCACCTGATTTAAAATTATGATCTATAATGGAAATGGTGTTTGTAAAGGTATTGATGCCTGTGAAGTCTTTTGTAGTATTTTGTCTATTCTTAAAATTACCTGCATTTTCAATAATAATTTTATCTACTTTATTTCTTTTTTGTGTTGCAAAAAAACTATGAACCCCTCCACCATGAGATAACAAATCAATTGTTCCAATGCCTGAAGTGGCACTTTGTTTTGTTTCTGATATATGAATTTGAAAATCATCTATTTTTACTACAAAATATGATGCCTCATCAATAAGTTTGCCAGGTGTTGTTCCTATTCCAATAGCATCACTTTTGTTAGAACGGTAGATTATTTCTTCACCATGCTTAAATCCATGAGGTTTTGGAAAAACAAATCTATCAGATATCACATTTACGATACCTGCTTGCGAAGTGCTATCAAACTCAACCTCTTGATCCACAAATTTCATTTGTGCTCTCGCTCTTGCATCTGTATCGTTACCACCAGTGATAGAGACGGTTGGAGTTGTTATGTAATCAAGTCCCTCCGTGTCAACCAGTATATCTACTAATTCTCCTTCAACATGTGTGATTGCAGAGCACCCTACACCTGTATGTCCAGTTTGAGTTACTGATAATCTGGGAGGAAAAATTACATCATAACCTGAACCAGAATTTAAGATATCAACAGACTGAATAGGTCCGTAAAATACTTTATCAGTCGCTTTATAAGAATAAAGTTCTACACCATTTGCAAATAAACCAACTCCACCCTGAACAGTTTTGGTTTTTGTATCTGCGAATTGAGGTTTATCAAACCTTCTAAGTAATTTTTGTGCTCCTATGGTGCTACCAAAAACAACATCTGGTGTCAGAAAATGTAAGGTAGTGTTAGCAACATCATCATCTGTAAATGCTGTTATAAGAACAGAATTACGAACATTTTCTAAGGAGTATGCTAATGCAACCCTGTTATTATCAATTTTTTTAATATGATAAGGTTGATTGTTTATTAAGTTTGTTAATTTTGTAGATGAGCAGGAGTAAACAACTAATTCACCATCATGAAAATTATGATCTGTAACCTCGATAATTGTACCAGCATTATTCAAACTAGAAACAAACGATCTTATTCTTTTTTGTGGGTCTATAGTCCAGTGAGGTAAACTATTAGACGCTACAACCACTGTCTCATCATCAGTATAAGTGTTTTGTATATCCGCAGTAAATCCATCAGATGTTGTTTTTAGTCTTCTACGAATGTAATACTTAATTTGTGGATCAAGATTACCTGTAGATGCTACGACACTCTTATCATTAGGTGTGCTAGAGACAGTTCCCTCTTGTATGACACCATCTTGATCGATAATATCTAATTTGTCACCAACATAAAAAACATGACTATTAACTAAATCAAATCTATAACTGTTACCACCTAAATCCTTAAAACCAACTAAACTATGACTTGCAGTGGTGTTGTAAATCCATGATGACCATCGTAATTCTTTTCGTTCAATACCTAATGTTTTTACATTAATATTACTGTTAGTTTGTTGATTAGATGCATCTCCCACAAACTCACTCAATACTCCCAATACGTTTACTCTAACTATTTTACTAAGATCACCATCCTCAAATGAAAATGCTTCTAGTCCAGATGTAACGGTAGATCCTATACCACAAGGAGACGTAAACGCTGATATACCAAAAAATTGTGTAAGGTTTTTACTTGTATAATTAAAAACTCTATCTTCAAAATTTATTGTTCCAGTAGTTCCAAAACCGACAGTTGAATCGACGTTTAGTATTGTTTCACCTATACCAGAGGTTTTAGTTATGAATGTCTTACCAATTTGCTTAAATTTACCAACAAGACTGCTTTGATCTACAGCAATCTTATAAAACTTCTTACCATCAATGGTAGCACGTTCTACATCAAAAATTGATGCACTTGTTTGTAGTGGTTGCGTATCCTGTATCAAACTTTGACCTTTTATTTTTTCTGGATCACCTTTTATTGCTTCACACACCAATATATCGTTTACAATAAAATCTGCATCTGAAGGTCTTATCAAAAATTTAGATGGTTGAACCATCTCTACTTTTTCATTGAATAACGCTCCGAAGAGTATCTTAAATGCTTCCTCTGTCCCTTTTGACTTGTAGAAATCTTTTGCTTGTCTTATAAAATTTGCTTGATTTACGTTTGTATTGATATTTCTTTCAGCAAAACCTGGCAGAAATTGGTTTTTTAATTTTTTTAAGAATGTGTTCAAAAACACATTACTTAGATTAGTAACCCTTGAATCTTCTTTATGTGTGCTTACACCAGTTTGACTAAATGTTAAGAATTCTGGTTGATTAGTTTTTGAGTTATTTTCAATCCCACTAAATCCACGTGTGCATCCTATAAATGATGTTGAACCTATGCCACTATACGTAATAATTTCATCATCAATCTTTAGTAATCCATATTGTCTAGGCCAACCCTTTGTTGACTCTACAAATATCGTCTCCTCATTTGCGTTTGTAAAATTAGTAAGTGAGGTAAAACCTATTAGATTTTCATTATTTAAAAAATCTAATTTTTTATAATCTGATAAGTTATCAGCAATATCAATAACACCTCCTTGAAATTCTTGAGAGATGTAGTATTGTTTTAAGAACTCAGAAAATAGAGGATTTTCAACGTCTATGTGTTCAGGTATTTGACCCTGAACCACTTCACTGACTTTTACTTTAGTGATGGATGTTTGTATCATTTATCGTGTTCTACTACCAGATTGGTAACTAGATTGTGGGGTAAACCTTGCTCCTGAGGTGTCTGCACCAGAGGATATTGAATCTTTTCTCATAAAGAAATTACTCTTTGAAACTTCAAATTGTAAATACAATTCGTTTCTTGCCAATATATCATTAGAGTCAGGAGTTGCCTCCACTTCTATTATATTGTTTGAAAGTACGGTAGATGTTATATTCACAGTATCTATAATCAATTCACCTTTTTTATATTCAACTGTTCCAAAATTATTTGAGATAATTTTTATTGAATTATCAGTAAGTATTTGAAAAAGGATGAGTTTACCATTTTCACTGTCAATTTTTTGATCAGTGAAAAAACAAGTTCCTGAGACTCCAGATACATTAAATCCAGTAGACTTTATATTGAAACTATTTTCTTGACAATAGAAAGCATTTAGAAAACATATTTCATATTGAGAGAATTGATTTATTGCAGCGATAAGATTTCTTCTTATCCTTACCGTAGTGATGTTAGAGGTGATTGAACTATCAACACTGTCTATCAGTGACAATATTTTACTGTACTTAAATCTACCACCAAATTGATTTAGTTCTTTACCTGTTGAGAAAGATGTGAGTGAGTTTATTACAGAAGTTTTTATACTTTCCTCATCTCCTGCAAAATTAGGGTTATAATAAATGTAACTATCAATCTCTACAAATAAAAACTTAAGGTCAACAAACGTTGGCACTATACCTGCTACAGAATAACTTTTTAAGGATGACAATATATCTTTTTTAGTAAAATCAGATAAAAAAGATCCATTTTTAGGTTTAGCTGATATGAATACCCTTCCAAATTGCGGTGGATCTAATTGTTCGCCTCCATACGCACTAACAGATTCTATATTAGAATATATTGAGGGTAGTATTGCTTCGTAATCAGAGGCAGTCACTGCTCGATGTTGAGATGAGTACACTCTTGGTGCGTAGTATCTTACACTATCAAGATTTTCTATATCATCACCATTTTCTGATGGAAATTGTGCATTAAGGGTAGCGGTAAATCCATCTAAAGTTACACCATCTTGATCACTAAGGGTGCCTGCAAATTTGAAACCTGCCACACCATTACCTTGTTTTCCACTAGTCTTGATGTAAGAAACATTAACTATATTTCCAGATTCTAGTTTATCACCAAATACACCATCACCAAACAATAACTCATACCTTTCGTCAGTAGTCTCCTGTAAGAGATATATGTTTGATGTAGATGTGATACCTATGATATTTGTTGCTAATTTATATTCTGTGCTTGTGTTACTTCCAGAACTCTCTAAAACACTTACTCTTATTGTAGAGGTGTCAATATCAGAATTTGGTAAAATAAATCTTTGGTTTGGTTGAGAATTATCAATTCTAAATTGGGATTCTAAATATTGACCTTGACAAATTTCTATGGTTCCCTGTGATATTCCATCAACAACAGTTCCAGTTACTTCTTCTGGTAACGAAAAAATATAATTAGCATTAGATATAGTTCCATTTGCTACTACACCTGTATTAAAAGCAAATGTTGATGTAGATGTAGATATGCCTGTAATAAAATAATCTACTTTAGTTTTTGCAGCAGTTTTTGAACGAGGAACATATCCAATATTACGTGCTAATGATACAACGTTCTCTCTTAATGTAGCAGAGTCAATAAAAGTTTCATTCACCACCATGTTGGTGTTGTATGCAGTGATGTATGAGTTATAAGCAAGAGTGTTTATAAGGATTGAGAGATTAGAACCCTCAAAATCCATATCTGAGAAATCAGAATTTTCCCTCAAATAATCTTTTAGTGAAGATTTTATATCCTCAAAATTTAGATTTGTAAATTGTTGAAGTGCCATTATAGTCTAGTTGGTTCTAAAACGAATTGTAAGATTTGAGTGGGTGCAGATAAACCAACGAGATCATAAGATATTTTAATATCTAAAGAATTATTATCAGGTTGTGACTCAACAACAACATCAGTTAATCTTACTCTAGGTTCGTTGTTTGTTATCGTAGTTTCTATCTCTGTTACTATAGGATCAACAAAATCATCGTTGGCAAGCTCAAATAACGCACCAGTTATTCTAGTGCCTAACAAATCATTAAAAAATACCTCTCCTAATTGTATTCTTATCAAATTTTGGACAGAACGTTTTATTGCATCCTCATTTTTCAATGCAAGTATATCATTTGTAACTGGATGACGTTTGAAAGACAAAGATATGTCTTTAAAACCCTGTGAAAAACGTTGGATAGGCACTTAAACGTTTACAATCTCGGTATATTTATCTATTTAGAGGCAAAAAAAGACCTCCTCTGTCGAGAAGGTCAATTAGGATGCTCCGTCGCCTGATAGTCAGTCGGAATCCTGGTCGTCGGTTCCCAGGTATTTAATTTCTATTTCGTCGGGATGAGGGTAACCTGAGTTATAAAACTCGTCGGCAAGTGCTTGAGTTATATCAAGCATCTCCTCTTCATCAACAGAAGAGAATTCTTTTACTCCCTCAACATATATATCATACTTTTCCATACACTGTAAACATTCTTTACAGGTATCTATATAATTCTTGTTTTCTCATGACCAACACG